CTTAGAATCAGTACAACAAAGACAGGGTCTTTATGCATTCCAAGTGATCATGGACGAAACTAATAACACACCAGATGTAGTAGATCGTAACCAATTGGTTGGTACAATATACTTACAGCCTACAAAGACTGCGGAATTCATTCAACTTGACTTCAACATTCTTCCAACTGGCACAACATTTGGTCAATAAAATAAAACAACCTTAAGATGAACGATAATACAATTTTAAGAATTAAAGTACCTGCTCACTTATACGAGAGTGTAAAAGCACAATTGACATTGACTGAAGCCAAAAAAGCAGGCCATAACTATGGCGCTGGTATGGAAGTAGTTAAGGAAAAGAAAATGAAAGCTCCTAAAGACGGAATGAAAAAGATAGAAGAGGAGCAAGTAGATGAAGCAGCACCAGGTGTAGAATATGCTTGGATCCCAGGAGCCGCAGCTGCATTAGGAATTACTGCAAATCTAATAAAAGGAATAGTTAAGTACATGAAAGATAATAATCTTGAAGGTATGAAAGGATTCTTAAGAGCTTACAAAGAAATAGGTAAAGATGCTTCTAAAGCTATTGATAAAAGCATGGGCGGTAATATAGAAGAAGCTAAAGAAGAAGAAAAGAAAGAAGAAGATAAATAAATTCGTTGTCGAATATTTATAAGTAGGTTGCCAATATTATATAGACATATAAGACAAGATAAAAACAAGCCGTTTTACATAGGAATAGGAGAGTCTGAAGACAGAGCTTACGAAACAAAAGGTAGAACAAGGGCTTGGAAGTATATAGCTAAAAAAGGTTACGAGGTAGAAGTTCTTTTTAATGATTTGAGTTGGGAAGAAGCCTGTGAGAAAGAAAAAGAGTTTATAGCTCTTTATGGTAGAAGAGATAAAAAGAAAGGCACTTTAGTTAATATGACTAATGGAGGTGAAGGTACGGTTGGATATAGACATACAGCTAAGACTAAAGAGAAGTGTAGATTAGCTACATCAGGAGAAAATCATCCTTTTTATAATAAAAAAAGGCCTGATCATGCTGATAAAATGAAAGGTGAAAATAATCCTTGTTTTGGTAGAACTGGAGGAAAAAATCCTGCATTTGGAAGAGAAGGATATTGGAAAGGAAAGACTACATCGGTTGCTAAAAAAATAGTTTATGAAGGAATAGAATTTGAATCACAAAATAAACTAGCAAAATATTTAAACAAATCAAGGTCATACGTAACAAAATTGATTAAACAAAATAAATTATAATAGCATGCCAGTCCTCGATCCGAATGAAGTGATGTTTACGGCGTTTGAACCAACAGTATCAAACAGATTTGTGATGTACATTGATGGTATTCCTTCTTACATGATTAAGAAGGCAGACGCTCCAGGTGTAACTTTAAATGAGATCAAACTCGACCACATCAACGTTTACCGTAAGATCAAAGGTAAAGCTGAATGGAGAGATATGACCTTAGCACTTTACAACCCAGTATCTCCTTCAGGCCAACAAGCTGTAATGGAATGGGTACGTCTTCACCACGAATCAGTAACTGGACGTGATGGTTATTCTGACTTCTATAAGAAAGATCTTAACTTGTCTATCTTAGGTCCAGTAGGTGATATTGTAAGTGAGTGGATTATAAAAGGAGCTCTAATTAAAGAAGCCACTTTTGGAAACTACGACTGGTCAACATCAGATCCTACAGAGTTAACTATATCTATTACTATGGATTATTGCGTTTTGAATTATTAATTTTTATAATATGATATTATAAGCCCCTTTACTAGGGGCTTTTTTATTTTATTTAATATTATATTTTGTATATTAGCATTATATGAACTATCAAAGAATATATGATAATTTAATAAAAAGCAGACAAACTCTAAATAGATCAAAATTTGATTCTTATTATGAATCTCATCATATAATTCCGCTATGTTTAGATGGTTGTAAAAGATGCAAAGATAATTTAATACTATTAACTCCTAGAGAGCATTTTTTAGCACATTGGTTACTATCTAGAATATATCCTAATAATAACAAAATACAATATGCTTTTTGGTGCATGTGTATTGCATCCAATAAAGAGCAACACAGGTCTATATTTAGTTCAATAGCATATGAAGAATCTAGACAGTCTTACAAAAAAATAATATCTGAAAGAATGAAAGGATTGAAGGGATATTGGAAAGGTAAAATTAGACCAGATAGATCTGGAAATAAACATCCTATGTTTGGTAAAGGGCATTTGCAATTAGCAGAAAATAATCCAATGTATGGTAAACCGGCTCCAAATAGAAGAAGAGTAAGAATAATAAATGAAAACATAATTTTTGACTCTCTTAAACAAGCAGCAAATCATTTAAACGTTTCTGTATCTACTATATGCTCATGGGCACAGAAAAATAAATTAGTCGAATATGTCGATTAAATAAATTTAGTATCAATATATTTATAAATAAATACATAGTTTATGTCTGAACAAAAGTTTACGGTCCCAGTAGAATTGATAGACCTCCCTTCTAAAGGTCTTTTATACCCAAAAGAAAACGCACTATCATCCGGTCAAGTAGAAATGAAGTATATGACGGCTAAAGAGGAAGACATCCTCACAAACGTTAACCTGCTTCGCCAGGGCCTCGCCATTGAGAAGATGCTCAAGAGCCTAATAAAATCACCAATCAATTACGAAGACCTAACCTTGGGTGACAGGAATGGCTTACTGATCGCAGCTAGAATCTTGTCTTATGGTAAAGACTATTCTTTTAGCTACAAAAACCCTAATACAGGAGAAGAAGAAAGAGTGGAGATTGATCTACAAAATCTAAAGTATAAAGAACTAGACTGGTCTAAATTCAATAATAAAAATGAGTTTGAATTTAAACTTCCTAAATCAGGAAATACAGTAACTTTCAAACTATTGACTGTAGCTGATGATAGAAAGATTGATGAAGAAATAAAAGGTGTAAAGAAGAACCTAGGTGTAGAAGCTGGGACTATTTCAACCAGACTTAAACATCAGATTGTTGCTATCAACGGAGAGTATTCAACTAAAGCGGTAAGAGACTTTATTGATCAAGGATACCTTCTTGCAATGGATTCAAAAGACCTTCGTAAATATATCGAGACAGTTACACCGGACATCGACATGTCAATTAGCTTCACTCTTAAAGATGGTCAAGAAGTCAATATCGATCTTCCTATGACCGCAGAGTTCTTTTTTCCCTAGCGCCGACTACAGGTCGGCATTTATGACCGAGGTTTTTGAACTCACCTATCACGGAGGTGGCGGCTTTACCTATTCTGAGGTTTGGAATATGGACGTTCCTAAAAGGAGGTTTAATTTAAAAAAGATCAATGAATACCTTGAAAAGGTTGAAGAGGTAAGAAATAAGGACCGTCAACAAGTTACCGAAAAGACCGACATGAGTAAATTCAAGATCCCAGACCTAGTCAAGTCTAAATTAGAAGAACCTACTTTTGTTTCTAAAGTAAAAAACAAAAAGTAAATATTTATTCGTAGGTAATACTAATAAATGGCTAACGAGAATCAAATTAATCCAGCAGGTAATATAGATCCTAAACAACTTACTTCTGCACTAAAAGATGTAAGACAGGGTCAAGGAGACTTTCAGGACTCTATAAGAGATTCTGTTAGAGAACTAAATAAAGTAGTTTCCTCATATGAAAAAATAAAAGGAACTTTAGATTCTTTAAAGACTTCTACTATTAACATAAATAGAATAGAAAAAGAATTAGAAAGATCTAAAGCAAAACAAATAGTCCAATCTAACAAAGTTAAAGAACTAGAAGATAAAATAGGACAGGATGGTAAAAGAAGAGCCACAGATTTACTAAAGTCTCAAAATTATATAAAAAAATTAGAGGAAGATATTTCTAAAGCAAGAGCAACAGGAAATAAACAAGCACTAAAAGCATCTACTAATTTATTAAATTCAGCAGAATCGTATTTAGATACTTTAAAAGATCAAATAACTCCTCAAGAAGCATCTTATGCAGCGCAATTAAAATCTTTAGATTTATCAACAAAACAAGTAGAGTTCGTTGAAGAGTATTTACAAACAGAAAAAGATGTTGCAAAAGCAGTAGGAAATACAGGTAAATTTTTAGCATTTACATCAAAGTATTTAGGAATAGGTAAAGAACTATATGCTAAAATAGTTGAAGAAGCAAGAGAAGGAGAAACAGCTACTAAAAAAATGGTAGTAGCTACTGCTGCTTTAGTAGGAACTTTAGGACTTGCTGTTAAAGGAACTGAGAAATTTGCTAAAGGAATTAGTACTAATTTAACAGGTACTGGAGGCCCGATATCAAAACTAGTCTCTCCATTTACAGACTTAATATCTAAAATACCTATAGTCGGAGGTCTAATTGGTGGACTAGTAGATATGCTTGCAAATGTTGCAGACTACGCTACTGAAGCAGGATCTCAAGTACAACTATTTGCAAGAAATCTAGGACTTTCAGTAGAAGAAGCTACTCAATTAAATACTGAATATAGTAATGTAGCACATAACTCAGGAGATCTCTTATATAACTCAAGGAAGTTTAGAGAGACTCAAATGGAAATCGCAGAGGCTACAGGTAGAAATAACTTATTATCAAAAGAAGCTTTACAAACTCAAATACAGTTAAAAGAGATTGCTGGTATAGATCTTGAAACTAGAAAACAATTAGTAGATGTAGAAACAGTATCTGGAGTTAGGCAGGATAAGATTGTTAAAGCTGCAATGGGAACATCTAATTTTATTAAAACTACATTAGGTGTTTCTATAAAATGGCAAAGTATACTTAAAGAAGCATCTAGTTTATCAGGTGTTTTAGGATTATCATTTGCTAAATATCCAGAGAAACTATCTAGATCTTTAGCTACAGTTAAAACAATGGGTTTAGAATTAAAACAACTAGACTCTATAGCAGATTCATTTTTAGATTTTGAATCTTCTATATCAAAAGAATTTGAAGCTCAATTATTAACAGGAAAAGATATTAACTTAGCTAAAGCTCGTGAAGCTTTCTTAAATAATGATTTAGTAACTGCTGGAAAAGAATTGGTTGCTCAATTAGGAACATCAGGTGAGTTTTTAAGATATAATAGAATTCAACAAGATGCTCTTGCAGCTGCTGCAGGTATGACTAAAGATCAAGTAGCGGATATGTTAAAACAACAAGAGCTATTTTCTAAGTTCCAAGTAAATGATGTAAAAGAGTATCAAAAAAAGGTTGCATTAATGACCCAAACTATTGAGGGACAAAGAGAATTGGTCGGTTTATTAGGAGAAGAAGAATACAGTAAAGTGATGAGTCAGACCGCAACTGAGAAAATTGCTAATTTTATAGAAAAGATAAAACAGTCTTTTGCTGATTTATTAAGCAGTAGTAGTTTTAAAGGCTTTTTAGATAAAGTTATAAATTTTATTTCTGATCCTAAAAATATAGAATCTCTGTTATCTAAAATAACTGGTTTTATATCAGTTATGATTAAAGCTGTAGCTGCTGTATTAAGTGGTTTAGATCAACTTCCTTTTGTAGAAATAGACAAAGGAATAATTAGTTCTATAAGAGGATATGCAGATGAACTGTCTTCTGCTAAATTAGGATCTTTATCTTCAAATATAGGAGGCGTTTCAATTGGTGAGAATGTTGCTAGTTCTCAAGTAAAAAATTCTCAAGGTGCAGCAGGGTCTACACAAGATAATATGAGTATGGCTAAACCTACAGTAAATGTAATAAACAATACTAAAGTAGATGCTATAAAAGGACAAGCATTAACTGATGTAGCCGTTCAATGGTCATACGGAGATATTAATTCAGGTCCACAAAGGTTTCAATCTTAAGATGAATAAAATAATTTAAAATGCCTTTAATAGATCTAAAAACTAATTTAAAGAATTTAAGGTTCGGCGCCGACCAACCAGGATATGGTTCGTCTGGACTTCCTTATATTCAAACTGCTATTCCTGATACGCCAAATGCTACAGGGACATTTAGACCTATTTTTAGACCTGGATCTACTGGCAATTTAGATTTTCCTATTCGTGGTGGTGCTATTGAATTTAGTATAGGTACACAAACCTTTACACTATCTAGTCAAATTGATAAAACAAGAATTAGAAAGTTTTTTGAAGATAAACCTAGAGGTACTGCATTTATACAAAAGCAAATTGGTCTTCAATTATCTAATCCTAAAATTGAAACAGGAAATTCTTTATATAATCTAGCGCAGTCTACTCCACTACCTGGATTATTAGAAAATACTAGGATATATAATAATGGAATAAATACTCTAGCTCAAGTAGGAGCTCAAGGAACAGGAGCTCATGCTGTAAGACACGGAACTTTTCCTTTTAATCCATTACAAAAAAATTATTATGATATTGTAAATGCTCAGAATGTTAATGATGACTCTAGTACAAATAGGTTATTAATACTACAAAATCTTAAAATGACTTCAGGAACATCTCCTATTGTTAATACAAATAATGTTCCAGACATTAGTAGAGTTAATACTTTAGGTATATCATTAAATAGAAATATTTTATTTCAATATTTAGGAGGACCTGGTTCTGTATATGGTGCAGGAAATACAACTATTAGAAGAGCGGTAGATACTACTAAATTAAGATCATTTTCAACAATGAATTATGATCAACTTATGTCACAAAATTCTAATTTTCGTAATACTATACCTAAAATACAAGACTTTAGAGATCAAACAGGATTAGCTTTAGATGGATCTTATGTTCCTTGGGGAAACAATCAAATAGATAAAAGGTTTTATGTAGCAGCAGGTTCTTATAAAGATAAAATGAATCTTTTATATCCTTTTGGATTTAACAATAGTGTTGCGCCATGGGAGTATAATTCAGAAGATACTGATGATCTTATTAAATTTGTTTTCGAAGCTATTTCAAATGATGATACTAACTATTCTACTGCTATATTTTTTAGGGCATTTTTAACAGCTGGTATAACAGATAATAATTCTGCTGGATTAAATGCATTTAAGTATTTAGGTAGAGGTGAAAATTTTTATACATATCAAGGTTTTGATAGAAGTATAGGTTTTTCATTTAGAGTTGCAGCTGGTGCTAAACAAGAACTCATACCTATGTATAATAGATTGAATGCACTACAAAGCCAAGTGTATCCAGACTATAGTCCTAATCAAGGTATAATGAGAGCGCCTGTAGTTAGAGTTACAATAGGGGATTATTTGTATAGAGTTCCCGGATTTTTAGAGAGTGTAAATTTTACTATTGATAATAATACTCCTTGGGAAATTAATCTAGATGGAGATTTAGCACAACTTCCTCAAGTTGTTGATGTAAGTGTTGCATTTAAGCCTATTATGGATATACTTCCTAGAAGATCATCTTTATTAGTTAGCAAAAACCAAATTCAAACGCTAAACAATGAAATTCAAGGAACACTAAATAATCCTCCTCTAGTTGCTAATAACGGTAAAGTAATAAGAGAGGTATTTACAGAAAATGTAAATAAGTATGAAACAAATGCTATAATAGCCGATAGACAAACTGCAGCAGCTGAAAAAAGAGCGGCTCTATTATCTATTCCTAATAAAATAAGTACAACTCCTAGAGTAAATATTAATCTTCAACAAGAAAACGCTACGATAAGATCGTTATTTGATCAACAAACATCATAAGATGAACTATAGATATCAAAATATACAAGTAACAAAAAATAATACAGGAGAAAGATATTACTCAAATAATATCTATCCAGATATTCCTTTATCAAATAATGATAATTACGTTATTACTGTATTAGGTGATAGATTAGATTTGATAGCATTTGACTTTTATGGTGATACAAGTCTATGGTGGATAATAGCTTCTGCTAATGCCTTATCAGGAGATTCTTTATATCTAGAACCGGGAACTCAATTAAGAATTCCTATAGATGTATCAGCTATAGTAAATGATTACAAACAAGTAAACGCAATAAGATAGTTATGCCATTAGATAACAAGATATCTAACATCATTGGTACTAAATTACCTCAATGGGTATTGAATCAATTAGAGACTAGATCTAATAAGAATACTCAAGACTCTAGAGATAACGATAATATATTATACTTAGCTAATAAAAGTGCTTGGGTAAGACTAGTCTCTTCTGTTAATATTAATGACTATAGAGATTTAACTTATTTTAAAAATATTGTAGGAGCTAATTTAGAATCAACAAAATTATTTGGAGCAGATATAATAAATCCAACAAGTCTTGCTAAACAATATGTACTATTTGGAGGAACATCAAAATATCTAAATAATAATTCATATGGGTTAAGATCTGGTCTAGATTATGACGGGTCTTATGGAATGCTAGGAAAAGGAGAAGTGCAACAATTTGGATATAAACCAATGCCTGGTATAACTAATGTTACTATAGAAACACAAGGTAGGTTAGGTTCTGTAAGAGGCGCAATAATTAATTTTAAATGTTGGGATAAAAATCAATTAGACATAATTGATGCTCTATATTTTAAGTTAGGATTTACAATGTTTCTTGAATGGGGGCACACATTTTATTATCCTAGTCCACAAAATACTTATCATAGAGATCCTGATAAAATAATTTCTACAGAATTATATAGCATAGATCCTTTTGAAGAAGGGCTAAATAAGGAAGATATTCAAATTAGAATTGCCAAAAATTCAAGAGAAACAGAAGGTAATTATGATGCTATGCTAGGGATCTGTACAAATTTTAATTTTACCTATACTCAAGATGGAGGTTATGATTGTACATTGAGACTAATGGGTTTAGGAGTATTAGGAGATTCTATTAAGATCAACAATGCAGGAACTCTACCTAATCTATTAGAAGAAGAAATTAAACAATTAAACAGTACTTTAATTGAAATAGCTAAAGCTAACAATCAAGCAAACGGAACTGCTTCAGGAGCAAATCAAAATGGAGATCCCCAAAATATAAAATCATATGCTTCTTGTATACAGAATTTACCTGGGGTAAAAATAGCCGATGTTTCAAAATCTCCGTCTCCAAATAAAGATAGAAGACTTTCTACATTTGCAGCGAATGCTACAATTAACGGTGAGGATTTATATCTTTATTTAGATGGCCAATATCAAACAACAGGATTTAGTAAGTCTGGTCGTTGGGAATGTATAGATGGTCAAGTAGTGTTAGACGGTATCACAACTGTTTTATCTTTTTTAAATCAAAAAATTAATAATAAACAAGGAGAACCTGATATTAATCAATTACAAAATATAGCAAGTAAATCAGGATATCCCGGATCTAAAGTTGCTACTGTATATGATTACGATTATTTATATGAGATACAAAATAGAGGGTGGACTTTATTATTTCCTAGATTTGGAGCTATCTTACCCACAGATAAAACAAATGAGGTTGTCTCGTCAATAACAATAGATAATAATTATTTATTTGAAAAAATATCTAATTTTTTACAATTTAAAGAACCTATACAAACTGCACCTGTAACACCAGCATCATTACCACAAACAATACCTGGAACTCCTATACCTGCTGCCCAACCGATTATTCAATCAGCTCAATTGGCAGCAAACACATTAGAATTTTCTATGTTTAATAATAGAAATATAACTAATGATCAGGAATTAATAAGGTTAGATATAGATTATTTAGGCGCAAGTCCAATAGTAGACATATCAAAATCAACCCAAAGAAAAAAATACTACGCTTCATTAAGAGTAGAATTTTCTAGAAGTAATCCTAATTTTAAAAAAGAGATATTAAATAGGCAAGCAGTATACGAAGCTGCTATATCAAAATTTAGATCTTCAAATAATATTGAATTTACTACTATATCTTTTGAATCAAGACCTTTAGTAGAAAACTTTGGGACTACTCCAAAACCGTTTGAAAAAGTTACTCAAAATGATACAAACTCAACATCTGGAAGATATCCAGTAATAAAATTGTCTACCACTATAAATGTGCCTGTCAATGGAACAGTATTAAGAAAAGTAGCACAAACAGAAGGAACTGTAGTTACACCTACACAAGGTATAGTAGAAATACCTGTAAGTATAGATTTGTATATAACTGATACATCTTTAATATCTAATATTAAAAAGGGTAGTAACTCTCCTAACTATTTAAAAACTCAGCAAGATTTATCTAATCAAAATCAACAACAAACTACTACTGAAGAAGATACAAAAGAAGATCTAGAAGCAATTTCTACTCAAATAAAACAAGCACTAAATTACCAGTCTACATTAGAAATAATGCTTAGAACAATACAGTTACATGCATTGAATAAAGCAATAAATAAAACTGGTACTCCTGACTTAGAAATAGGTAGAACTACTTATGTTTTAAATATATCTGATAAAAATGATAAAATAGGTGATAAGACTTTTTTAAATCAAATATTTTCAACGGGTATATTTAACGATTTTATACAAAAATTAGTAGATGAAGAAATAAAAGACGGTGCTTATACTACAGATAAAAAAATGAATCCTATAGAAAGATTTCAAATTCACTCTAAATATGGATTTGCTACTAGTTTATTAGGAAATAAAGAAAACATACTTCTTTTACAACCTGTTGATTTTAAAGAATTATTAAAAGCATATGTAGTACCTTATCAAATAGACCAAGAGATAATTAAAGGTACATCAACTAACCACCCAGTGTACATTCCACTAGGTTTGGTTTTAATGATACTAAACCATGCTTGTACTATATATGATAGTAAAGAACTAGGTAAATTTCAAACTCCTTTAGTTTATATAGACTTTAATCCTGAATTAAATTTCTGTCTTACAAACACAAAACAATTAAGCACTGATCCTTGGACATGTTTAATTCCTTTTGAAGGTAGTTTTGAAGATTATAAACAATTGTTTGATAAAAATATATTAACTAGTACAACACAAACAACAGGAAGCACATTAGTAAAAAATGATGCTATACAACCAACAAGTGGTAGTACTCAAACAATTCCTTTATTTAATCCTGATACTCAAGATTATTTAAGTAAAACACTTCCTAAAATAAAATTTGATGAAAAGACAAATTCGGATTTTGTAACAAAACTAAATTCATTCTTATCCCCTTCAGAAACCTCAAAAGAATCAGGAAATGTCTATAGAGGAAAGATGATGAATATTTTAGTAAACATAGATTATTTAGTTCAATTAGCACAGCAGTATAGTTATAAAGATGGAACTAATAGTGTATATCTAAAGACTTTTATAGAGCAGATGCTTTCTGATATAAATAAGTCTCTAGGTAATTTCAATGCATTTAGACTTTCTTACAACGACTCTGCAAATACTTTCCAAATAATCGATGATCAATTTGTTCCTTCTTTATCTAGTGAAGAACAAGTTACTCCTAAAAGTAATAGAACAGAGCTTCCTTTATTAGGTAAATTTTCTATAGCAAAATCTTTAGAAATAAAATCTGAAGTTAGTAGTAGGCTTTCTAATATGCTAGCAATTTCTGCTAATTCAAATTATCAAAATAAAGCTAGTTTATCTACTAATGGAGATTCTTTCGGTTTTATTAATACAGCGTACACAGATAGGTATATAACTATTAGAGGTGAAATAACAGGTAGTACAGAACCTCAAAAAGACAAAAATGATTCATTAAAAATATCAGCGGCTCAATTTAATAGTACTATATCAGACTTTTATAGTAAGATAAATCCGTCTCAAACTAATGTAGCCCATGCTACTAACTACTATATAGAAAAGATGAGCATAGTTAAAAATGATGATTATGCAACTAGAGCTTCAGCAATGATACCTGTATCGGTTAATTTTAGTACAGATGGTATATCTGGTTTAGGAATGGGTCAAGCATTTACAGTGTCAGATCAATTACTTCCATATACTTATACAACAAGAAAAATACCTGGAGCTCCTCAAGATCATGTCAATAACGTTGGTTTTGTCATGGTAGGATTAACTCATACTATAGAAAGCAATCAATGGAATACTGCTGTTAGAGCAAATATGATTTATCTAAAAGATAAAACAGAGTTTACAGGAAGTGTTATTAAAACAAATTTTCCAACAGGAATTTTTGGTGTTAATACATCAAATGCATTTTCAGTATCTACAGTACAAACAAATTATATTGCTGAAGGAAAAGACGCTAGACAAGCCGCTGAAAAATATTTGAGTAGAACAATGACAGACATTGAATGGAATCAACTAGTTTCGGCCACTTTTGCAGAAGCTAGTTCAAATCAAACAGAAAGAGCTTGGGTAATGGCTGTTATATTGAATAGAACTCGAACAAAATATTTAAATGCACAAACAATAACAGATACACTAACTAGAAAAAATCAATTTCAAGCAGTAACTGGAACTAAAAATAACGGTAATAAACCAAGTGAAAACTATATAAAAGGACCTAATCAAAATTCTGCCGCAAGCATATATGGCGCTGCAGTTGAAATATTAAATTCTGTACCTAAAAACTATTTATTCTTTACATCAAATGTCCCAGAAGCATATGGACCTGGTACAGATATAGGATTTTTAGATAGATTAAAACAAAGGCCAGGCTCTCAAATTATTGGAAAAACAGTATTCTCTACAAGCGCATAATTATGTTAAGATATTATCCATCATATGCCACTATCAATAATCTTACTACTAGAGGAAGTGAATTTCTTTTAAATGGAGTTCCATATTCTGGTAAGTACTATAAAACCATCGATAACGAATTCTATTCGGGACCTAATCCAGAAACTGGTCCTAGTGAAAAATTAACAAAAATAAATAGTTATATTGGAACACCTGGATTAAATAATGTTCAACTTCCTTTTAGAACTCAAGAAGAACTGGCAATAAAAACTAATGTAAAACCTAATAGAATACCAGGTAAACCAAATTCGTATTTTCCTCAACCTACAGAAGAGGACTATAGGAAGGGATATATTACTAGATATTTCACAAAGAAAGAAAATGAAAAGGGTTTTATAATTGAAATATCTAGAGATGAATATAACAATATAGTAAACGGTGAAACAGACTACGATATTAGATTATATCAAGTAACTACTATACTTTGGAAATTAACAGGGCCATTAAAAAGTACAAGACAATCACAATATAATGTAATACCAGGCATCATTGATACAAATCAAAGATTAACTGAAGCTGCAAATAAAAACTTTTTAGGCATAGTAGAATTTATTGGAGGCGACTATACAAAATTTGCAAGACCTACTATGTAAATAGATTATTTTATATACAAATAGTTTTTGTATATTAGTAGTTAATAACAGGTTATGTATTTCATTATTGAAGATAAAGAACAGTTGAGCCGTCTAGAAATGTCTGATCAGGCATTTATTCAAGTAGTTACTTCAAATGATTATTACCATCCAAAATTAGCTAGAGTAAGTTTAATCTATTACAATAATTCTAGTAAAGGATATGTTTTTGTAATTAATCACTCTGAAGGATTTAGTTTAGATCTTAAATTAGTTGAAGAGTTCTTACAGAAGCACAATAAGATTTATCTTCTTGATAAGAAAATGCACTCTTATTTTTTAGATCTACATAATTCTATCGACGTACAATTTATCTGTCTAGATAAAAATAACGAATATAGTTCTTTTGAATGTAATACGCCAGTACATAGGGACTTTTATATTAAGCACCCTATTTTACCTACTATAAACGAAATCATTCCTATTTCTAAACATTATGAGAGGTGCGAATGTTTATACCAAATGGTAAAAGACTACTTTGAACTTGAGATGGACATAGAACTCCAAGACAAACTAGTAGATGCATATAAAACAGTTGAACAGGCAGGAATAAAAGTTGATCTTAGTTGTTTGAATAAAAAATATCAGTTCCAGCACAAAGAATATTCTCTTTTAGGAGATACAATATATTCTTACTATAATCTTTATAATTTGACTGCTAGACCTACTAACTCTTTCAACAGTGTTAACTTTCTAGCCATACCTAAAGATAAAGACTTTAGAGAATGTTTTGTACCTAAAAATGACTATTTAGTAGAGTTTGATTTTGACGCTTATCATTTAAGATTGATATCTGGCCTTATAGGATTCGAACCTCCAAAAGAGTCTATGCATAACTACCTGGGACGCGCGTATTTCAATACCACCGAGCTCACAGATGAACAGTATAAAGAATCAAAGGCCATTACATTCAAGCAGCTTTATGGTGGTATAGAACAGCAATACCAACATATAGAGTTCTTTAAGGCATTGGATCAATTTATAGAACAGGAGTGGAAGAAATACAATGCCCACAAAGCTTTGATTTTGCCTACAGGTAGAATATTAAAGAAGCTACCAGGAATGAATAAATTAAAATTATTTAACTATATTGTCCAGAATTTAGAGACAAAAGAAAATATATACAAGATCTTAGAGGTAAACAAACTTCTTAGTAAAAAGAAGACAAAATTGATACTAATTACCTATGATTCTTTCTTGTTTGATTTTTCTCAAGAAGATGGTAAAACTTTGCTAAAAAAGATTAAACAGATCCTAGAAGGTAACAACATGGTAGTCAAACATAAGTACGGAGTAAACTATGCTTTCTAATATATTATCAATATTTATTAACAGTAAATTAAGGTTATGAGAAATGAGGAATTTTTGGAAATAACATCGGAATCAATTATGAATAAACTTTTTTGTACTTTCTCTCCAAAGGAGTCTTTAGAAGACACTTTAAGAGACATAAATAGAGAGTACACAATCCTATATAAAAAAATCTTTGTTTTAGCTTCCCCAGACTCAGAAGAGTACATGTGTACATATAACATTGAGATAGAAGGAGGCCAGACTAGGATTCTGCCTAATACAATTCTACTTCACAGAAAGAAAGAATCTAATACTTTATACACTATAAATGCCTTGAACACTTTGATCAAGACTTTAAACAACGGTGTTCTAGATTCTACTTTTCCTATTAACTGGGTAGACTACAAGAACTCGATCTTGTTAACCCAAGGAGAAGATCTGAAAAGACTTAATACTACTATCCATAAGATAGTTGCTATCTAACTAGAAAGATTAATTTTTCTATCTAGCCTTCTTGTCTTACATTTATCGAAATTAGTTATATTATGGATATATCAGTTATCAAATCAAGATTGTCGGCTCTACAAAATCCACGTGGAGGACAAAAGAAGGACCTAAGCCAAACTATTTGGAGGCCTACCGTGGGTAAACACTCAGTACGTATTGTGCCTTCGGTGTTTAATAAACAAAATCCATTTAAAGAAGTCTACATGCATTATGGTATCAACAATCGTACCATGATTAGTTTGACTAACTTTAATGAAAAAGATCCTATCGTTGAATTTGCTCAAGGACTTCGCAAGTCAAGTGAACGTGACAATTGGCAATTAGCTAAAAAGCTTGAACCAAAAATGCGTGTATTTGCTCCTGTGATTGTTCGTGGCGAAGAAGACAAGGGTGTTCGTCTTTGGGAATTTGGTAAACAAGTCTACATGGATTTGCTTTCTATTGCAGAAGATGAGGATGTAGGAGATTATTCTGATCCAATTACCGGTCGTGACATTACAGTTGAAACCGCTGGTAAAGAAACAACAGGTTTGATGTACAATACATCTACTGTTAGGGTTAGAACAAAATCTACTCCACTTTCTGATGATGCGGATAAAGTAAAACTATGGCTCGAAACACAACCAGATCCATTAGCTCAATTTAAGAGATATTCTTATGATGAGATGAAAGAAGCACTTCTTAAGCATCTTAATCCAGAAGAAGAATTGAAAGAACAAGCTGATGCTGTAGAAGCTAAACCACAAGGAGATCTCCCATGGGAAAAGCCAACAGAAGGTCAGTACACTTTGAATACTACTAAATCAAATGTAGATTCGGCAATTGATGATCTTTTCGATATCTAATCAAATCCCCAACTTCGGTTGGGGTTTTTTAACTAAAAGTTTTGTATGGCAAAATCAGTTACAGGCGCCGTGTCTAGCGCAATCAAAGACATTTCAGGTTTAGAGAAATTTAAGAAAGGTAAAAACCTTTCAACTAGCGTAGTATTTAAAGAGCAAAGATGGATTCCACTTTCTCAAGCATTTCAAGAAACACTACAAATCCCAGGTATTCCAGTTGGTCATATTACTCTTTTAAGAGGACACTCAGATACAGGTAAAACTACGGCGCTTCTTGAAGCAGCTGTTAGTGCACAAAAGATGGGTATTCTTCCCGTATTCATTATTACAGAAATGAAGTGGGATTGGAGTCACGCTAAAGAGATGGGATTTGAATTTGAAGAAGTAGCAGATCCAAATACTGGTGAAGTTATTGATTATAAAGGTTTCTTCTTATATATTGATCGTGAGAAGTTGGAATGTATTGAAGATGTATCAGCATTTATTGCAGATATTCTTGATGAGCAAAAAAGAGGAACTTTACCTCACGACATTTGTTTCTTCTGGGATTCTGTAGGATCTATTCCTTGTAGAATGAGTGTTGAAAAATCAACAAACAATAACGAATGGAATGCAGGAGCTATGTCTCAACAATTTGGTAATTTCATTAATCAAAGAATTGTATTATCTCGCAAAGCATCTCAACCTTATACAAATACGTTTGTAGCAATCAATAAGGTTTGGGTAGCAAAGCCTGATTCACCTATGGGTCAACCTACACTTAATAACAAAGGTGGTAATACAATGTACTTCGACTCTTCATTAGTAGTTACATTTGGTAACATTGCTAGAGCAGGTACAAATAAAATCAAAGCTACCAAAAATGGTAAGGAAGTAGAGTTCGCTAAGAGGACTAGAATTAGTTGTGATAAAAATCACGTTACTGGGGTAACAGCGGTTAATAAAGTTATCATGACAGTTCATGGATTTATCAAGGATGATAAAAAAGAACTTGATGAATATAAAAAGAAGTATTCTGATCAATGGACAAAAGTTCTTGGGTCAAGTACATTTGATGTTGTAGAAGAAGAAACAGCGCTATCTCCTGACATTTTTGACACAGAAGATTAATGAATAAAGAATATCAAAAAATATTCGACTCTCTAAAATCAGAGAAAGCCGAAGCATCACTCAATAGTAGAGTTCTACTTATTGATGGATTGAACACTTTTCTAAGAGCATTTACTGCAATTGGTTGGGTTAATAAAGATCTATCTCATATAGGAGGTTTAACCGGTTTTTTACGTTCTTTAGGGTATGTAATTAAATTGGTTAGACCGACTAGAGTGATTGTTGTGTTTGACGGTCAAGGATCATCTACCAACAAAAGATATATCTACCCAGAATACAAAGCAAATAGAGGTCTTAATAGAGTTACTAATTGGGATTCATTTGATTCACAACAAGACGAATCAGAAGCTATCACGCATCAGATTGTTAGACTAATATACTATTTAAAAACACTTCCTGTTGATCTTATATCTATTGATAAGATTGAAGCAGATGATGTAATAGGATATATAACAGGTAAATTAGATGGTGAGATAACTATTATGTCTAGCGACAAAGACTATCTACAGTTAGTATCAGATAAAATAACAATCTACTCTCCTACAAAAAAGAGATTCTATGATGAAGATCTTGTTTTAACAGAATTTGGAGTTACGCCTAAAAACTTTTTAACTCAAAAGATATTACTAGGTGACTCAGGAGATAATGTTCCTGGAGTAAAAGGTTTAGGAGCTAAGACGATGCTAAAACACTTTCCTGAATTAGGATCTAATAAGCAAGTCACTTTAGATGATGTACTTCAAAAATGTGAAGGTAAGCATAAAATATTAGAATCAATTAAGAACTATGAGTTTCAACTTAGAATAAATAAAAAGTTGATGGACTTAAAAGATCCTAATATTCCTGAAGAAGCAATAGAAGAAATAAATAGTGTTTTACTAGATCCA